TTTAAAGAAATACATACCGTCAGAATGCATACAAAAAACCAAATCAAATTTGGAGGTCTACCTCCTGTCGATGTCGACAAAAAGCGAAAGCAAAGAGCTGGAGCTCGCCAAGCGGTTAAGGAAGATGGGTTGGAATCCAATACATTTACTTCCTATGACCACGAGGTTAAATTCGAGAACATAAAAGCAAGAGTCAATGTTTGCCGTGTCAAAAATGACGACCCAGAGACAGGAGTCGGGGTCGCTAAAGGCGCGATATTGGCTGGAGTTCCTATCACTGTGCCTAGTAATACTGCTGCCAGTACCACACAAGCTATGAAGAAGCGCTGTGATTATAAGCCTTCTCTCAAGAATATTGACTCCTTCAAACGTGGCCATGAGATTCTCATGACCAAGTTCGAGCCGTTGGAGACAATTCGCGTGGACAAAGATCTCATGGATGAGTACTTTGCCACTTGTGAACCTGGAAAAGCACGTAGGTTGTTGGAGGCCTTGGATGGTGCTCAATGGAACAGTGAAATGGACACGAAACATGTGTTCGCGAAACAGGAAGCTCTCTTAAAAGATCATGGTGCTCAACCGCGCATTGTATATCAAGGAACGGATATGTACAATGCGCTGACTGGCCCTGTTGTTATGGAGCTAAACAACAGGATGAAACAGGTGTTTTCAATGAGTAATCCCCTTAATACCGGCAATATCGCACTTTATGCGTGCGGAATGAAAGGGGAGGAGCTCGGTGACATTATGGAACAAGCCAGAGGTGATCCGATAGAGAGTGACGCAAAGAACAACGACGGCAGTCAACCGAAGGAAATTCGCCGATATGAGGCGATGTTCTATCGGAAATTGGGCGCGCCGGATTGGTTTGTTCGTGAGTTTGCGCGTACGACAAAAGTAAGAGTGTGGACACGTTATGGTATCTGCGCCACAGTCGAGGGTGAGAGATGGTCGGGAGAAACTACTACCACCCCCGGAAATTCGTACACGCATATGGCTCTTATGCAGGCTGCGCTGGAGCGCGCCTGCGTCGAGGAGAGCACGAACATCCACGGTGGGGACGATTACCTGGGATTTGTTGAGGGTGACGGGACAAAGTTCAAGCTGGAAATTGAGAAGGTCTTCGACGATACTGGAATGGTCGCCGAAGTCGTTCCCCAGCAAAGCCGTCATCATGCCACTTTCTATCGGAAGAGGTATATCAGAGGTACCATAGGGTGTCGTCCCGTCCCACAATTCGGGCGTGTGTTGGCAAAATTGAACTTGAGACCAAACAGAAATACTCAAGTCAATGATAGAGATTACATGGCCGGCAAATATCTTTCTGCCGCTTATGAACATCGACACACGCCTGGTCTAAAGGAGTTGTTGGTGCAGACTTCGGTCCACCTGTCCGAGAACCCCTATCTCGACGTGAGAACGACAAAACTCAAGGAGATGGGAGGTCGTGAAAATGTCCACGCAATAGTGGAGAGGGCTTCAACGCATTCAATCGCTGATTTTTCTGATTATTTGGATGAGGTGTACGGTATAACCTATGACGATCTTTTCGATGTTTACGCTAAGATGTGCCAGTCGTGTGTGGACTATTGCGACGGGTACACTTTTGTCGGAAAAGACGGCAAAACCAAGAACAAACCAAATAACAGTAAGTACATCGCACCCAAGATGTGCGGCGATACAGTGGAGGCTCTTGTCCGCGTGGACGTGCCATAACCGGCAACCGAACCGCTTGGGAGATGTGAGTAGCAAGCAACACAGACC